CTTGGCGACGGCCCCGAGAATGCTCAGCTTCTTGGCTTCCTTGGCCAGCCGGCGATCCTGCTCGGCCTGAAAAGCCAAGAGGAGGTCCCACTTCATCTCGGGCCGATTGATAAAGAGCCCCCTCTTCTCCGCGGCAGCGATCTCCTCCGGCCCAGCCGCACCGGTCACCACCTTGTAACGCAACTCAGCAAGGTCCTTGGCGGCGGCCCTCATGAACTCGACCTCGGACCGCTGCTTCAACTCGACGATCCGTCGCTCCATGTTCCGGAGAATATCCGGGTCGATCCTAGCCGTCTGGGCGGACCGGAGAAAATCCATCGCCGCCTGGAACTGGCCCTTCATAGCCAAACCTTCGGCGGTGGCCAGCAACACACTCTCTTCAAGAGCCGCCATAGCTTTGGCGCGTACCTCGGGCGCCAACGATCCGGCAAGCGCGTCGATCCGCGCCCGGTTCTCGGCCAAGATCACCTCGGCCTGCCCAGGGTTGCCGAGGACGGTGTTCTGAAGCTCGGAAGACAAATCGTCGAACTCGACCAGAGCCTGACGTTCGAGCGCATCCCGACGAACACGAGCAGCGTTTCGCACGGAAAGCTCGACCCTGGTCGTGATCTCCGCCTCGAAGAGTTGCCTCCCTTCACTGGTCTGAAACTGGGCGTTCTCGATCGCCGCCCCAGCCAAACCTTCCGCCACTTCCCTGACCTTGGTCTCGTAATCCGCCGCGAGGGGGTCGAGATTGGCGATCGCGTCCTCGATGTCGACCTTGAACTTACCGGCATGACGAGCAAAACGGATCCGATCGGACAAGGAGGCCGCCCGTTCCCGCTCGGCAACGAGAGCCTCGGCCGCCCCCTCGATCGACCGGAAGCCGGCAGCGAGTGGACGAGTGTCGATCGGAGCCAACGTCGATGCGCTGGTAGCCTGGAGCAGGTTACCAGGCTGTCTGAGGTCTCTCGGATCCGGAGCCGGCTTGAGCGGAGAGGCCACCTCACTTCCCTCCGGTCAACAGTCGAGCTTTGCCGAGCCCACCAGCCAGAGCGAGCCCACCACCAACAAGATCGAGACCGAGCTGGATAGGGGCCCCCGCCCGCTCAGCCTGGGCGGCGGACACCCTGACAGCCGTGTCCTGCAGAATACGAGTGCGAGCGGAAGCCGCCGCACGCGCGTTTGCCGCCAGCATAGTCTGCAGCTCGGTGTCCGAAGCCCCAGCGGTCGACAGGATGGCTCGGATCCGGCCGGCGTCAGCAGAAAATTGCTCCTTCGCCGTTCGGATATCTCGCTGCGCCTCGATCTCGGCCGCCTTCTGCGCAGCCCGAGCGTTCTCGCGAGCCGTCAACCCTCCGACAACAGACCCCGCGGCAGAAGCAACGGCACTCCCGACTGTGGAAATGGTAAGCAGAGTTGAGGGGTCGAATAGGATGAACACGGCTTCTGTCCTCCTTCCCGAAGCCCTGTCCTGACGAGCCCGAGCATCCTGGCCCAACGGACAGCCTCGTGGTGGGTATCATCGATATCCGCCACAAAGGTCACGTCACGGTTCAGTTCGATAACGCCTTTTACCACACGATGCAGGGCGAGCATAGCCCCACGCTTCAAGTCGTGACCGAGAAATGCCCAGGTCAGCATGACACCAGGGCAAACTTCCTTGCACCCGATTACGGCCACCGGGATATCGTTCTGGAGCAAGGCCAGCGCGTTCTCGAACTCGGCTTCGTCACTCAGGTCGGAAAGGACTTCACATGCTACCTCCCACTCGTCCAGATGACGGGGTTGAACGACTAGCCCCCGAAGATGCCCAACTGTCGCAGATACGAACCTAAGCATCAGTCCCCACCACCGTGTTCACAACAAGCCCTAGGACAGTCAACGGTGACGGGTCGTCAACTCTGACGACAATAGTCGCCGGACTGTCCCAACTCCCCGTCAAAGAGATTGTCTTCGGGCCTTCGAACAGCGGTGCTGGGCGATCGAGCGCATCACCTACCACTCGGAACTCTAGATCTTCATAGCTACTTGGGACTGGGCCACGGCCTACTTTACCGCCACCCGAGGCAGCCAGCAAGAGGGTCACACGTCCAAGAGCAGCCGGCGAGCCGCGATCCGACCCCCGAGGATTGCCGCCAGTGATCGGAGTAGTCTCGAGGATCGATGAGTAAGCGAACCCGACATGGATAAGAGAACCCGACCGTGGCAGCACGATCGCACCAGAGCTATCGACAGTTACACGGCCGGCGGGGCCCCCATCGATCCAAACCTCGACCTCGGCCCCGGCCAGATGGCTCAGCCCGGAAAGCGTAGTGACCTCCTTGTAAACCCGGGCCGTGCCGTAGGGGTCTTGAAAAGTCGAGAACCCGCTTCCGTCGACAGCTACCATAGTGTCGTAATCGCCCAACCGAAACATCGTAGGCGAGCCGACATTGTGGACACGATAGAGCCGTTGGTCTACCTCGGCGCATCCCCAGGGTGCACGATCGACACCTTCTCCGCTCCAGCCACCTACGCCACGAAAGCGGATCGGGTCGCCCAACGATAGCCCGTGCGGAACGGCAGTAACGATATCTGGAGGAACTCCAGCGAAAATATTTGTCACCGCGATCGGTTGATCATAAGTAACCCCACAGTCGACGAAAAAGGCGTCGTCGAGATGACCAGACCGCTCCCAACGGGTCTCCGAGGCCTCCACCAGTACACGAAAAGACGGTGTCAAATATTCGACATAACGAACCCAACCACTAGACAGCCGTCGACGGACAGCTAACCACAACTCATCTTCACCATCAGCGCCCGGGACCACCGCTACACTCTCGACCTGCGGAGCTTCCTTGAAGTTCGGATCGCCTCCCAGGTCGTGCAGGTGTGCGGCGATGATCTGCTGGTCCCTCTCGAAGGTCACCCCGACCAGCTTGCCGTCGCCACGCACCGCCCAGATCACGGAATAAGGCGTCTGATGATAGACGATCTCCCTGACCCCAGGGCGGAAAAGATGCTCAGCCAGGACCGAGACATCGACAGAGGAGAACTGATCGTTGTCGAAATCATAAGAAAGCCGGCGAAGTGCGCGGCCACCGCGCTGGACAAAGAACACGGACCCGTCCAGAACGACTGGAATATGCGGCTCGGACCCGCGAACCGTGGCGGGCTTGACCACCGCATCCGCCGGGGTCATGATCCCGTCGACATTTCCCTGAGCCAGGAACTCCGCCCCGGACGTTCCTATGACGAGAGCCTGTCCGGTGGAGGCGAGCCATCGGATGGCGTTGACTTCTCGGGAGACAGTTCGACGTCCGAAAGCCTTGTCGGCATTGAAAGCATCGTCAATTTCCGGATCGACGTTCTCAAGCTCGAAGTTATCGAAGTCATCGGAAACAGAAGCGACGAAATAGTCCGGCCGACGCTTGAAGCCACCGTAGACCAACCGCCCCTCGTGAAACGTAACGGCATTGCATCCCTCCGTGGCAGAAAACAGACCGAGAGCCCAAGTGTAACTGTCCGCCCCAGAAATATTAGAAGCGTCGCCAGCCTCGTACTCCCAGTCCACGTCTACTTCTATAATCGTAGCGGAGACGATCTGTCGGATCGTACACGTGGCCGCTCTGAACTTGACACCCGCTGTCTTTCGATAGCGATAGACGTGAAAAGTCCGCCCAAGATCAGCAGAAGTCAACCCATGCGCAGCGGAGAACGTGAACCGACGATCGTAAGTCGTACCAGCAACATTCGTCGAGATGAAGACGTTCTTGTTCGTGTTGTACGGCCCGAGGGGAGCCCGTCCATTCGAGAACGCTACTGTAGAGAGAGAAAACGAGGTCGGCCCAGTTCTGGTCAGCTTCCTGGGCCAATAGTTCGGATGCACGATGTAGAGGACATCCGCCTCTTGAGCCCATTGGAGCTGATCGAGGTCATCTTCGGACCAAGGCGTACTGACGACTACGGGGCTGCCTCCGGATGTCACGATCCCGCCATTGCTATAGAAGCGGGCAGTGTAATGACCAAGCTCGACCACGTAAACGTTCGTCACCGAGAAGCGGAAGGGCGCCAGCCTGACCTTCCGCGTGCTGTCGTGAACCTCGGAGACGAAACGAGTGCCCGGCCTGCGGGTGACGCCGCCATGGGGGAGAACGATGAAGTTCCGGATCCTCGACGCCGCCTTCCGGAACTGATCGAGATCGTCCCGAGCGAGCAGAAGCGGGGAGATCTCGCCGGCAATGAACGAGTTCCGGATCGGGTCGAAACGAGGCATCGGTCAGCTCCAGAACCCGCCACGAAACCAAGGATCGGTCGGAGGGTCGAACCAGCTACGGCCGCCTTCGACGATCTCGACACCCTGCTCGATAGCTGCCGCGAGGCGGGCCCTGCGGATCACCTCCCGCATCTCCCCGCGCGCCTGGTCGGCCCGAGATGGCGAATTGGCCAAGCTCAACGCAAAGTCCACCGCCAGCGACCATGACAAGGCCTCGACGAAGAGGCTATCGAACTGTGTCGGATCCGTGACCCGCTCGATGTAGACGATCTTCGCAACCGTGTCGTCGACGAGGATATGCCGCCCCTCGACCTTCCAAGGTATATCCCCGGTCGTGTAGTTGACTTGGTGATAAGGATCGGACGGATCGAACAACCCGATGACACGAAGGCAATCGGGCGGGAGCAAAAACTTCTTCGCGAACCCGAACGGAGGCGCCGCCAGATCGGGAGCGAGCACCGCACGACGGATCGCGAAGCGCCAATTGTAGAGCCGAAGCAGCCCATCTCGATGCAGAGGGTACTGCTGGGATGCGACACGAGCGGCCTTACGGCTCTCGGTCAGCGAAGAAATTGGGTCCTCGTGAACCTTCGCCAGCGCAGAGTTGACGATCTCGACCTCAGACGTCGGCACGGTCTACGCTCCCCTCGACGGCCCTCTTGATGGCCGGAAACCGCGACCACAGTTCCGATAACTCACTGATCGGAAGCTTATCGAGGTGATGCTTCTCGACAGGCCGACCAGAGAGCACCCGGTCCAACAAAGCTACCGCCGAAGCAGACAAAGACACCCCGTCCAATCGGTATTCCTTGAACGCCTCGGCAGTGAGCGGGACCCAGTTTCGCACGAACTCCCAGATCGCCTCGGCATACTCCCGGATCTCGTATTGAGCATGCTCATGAAGCCGAAGTTCCAAAAAGTGCAGCAAGTTGTGAAGGTCGATTTTCCAGACCCACTCGGTGTAGACGGAGACCGGGAGAACCATCCTGGCGAGTTCAGGAGCAACGTTTCGATCGAGCAACTGGCGATAGAGCGCGGCACTGTTGTTGCCCATCGCTTCGAAGACGCTGGCATAGAACTCGGCATCGGGGAGCGGGGCGTTCGCACGACCTTGCTTGTTGTTTTCCGCCGGTGGGCGGATCTGGTCCGGCTCGGGGACGTAGGTGTCGGCCGGGAGCGCGACATACCGGGCGGAGATTTCGTTGATGCTAGCCGTCCGGTGGCGCATCCACTGCCGAGCGACGAAGATGGGCGCCCGGATCTGGAACTTGACCTCGCACATTTCGAATGGGCTCGTATGCCGGTGGCGCATCAAGTACCGGATCAACGAGCGATCGAGATGCCCGGGTCGGTTTTCGTCATGCTTCCCGTAGGAGACCCGGGCGGCCTGGACCACCGCCCTGTCGTTCCCCATGCAGTCGATAACCCGGACGAAGCCGGCGTTCAAGACTTCGCGCTCGAAGAGAAAATCGGCCATGGCGAGACCCTCCTCTCACGGGAAGCCTACGCCACGGCCGATCTGCTGTCAAGCCTCCGGAGGAAGCGGAGCAGTAGCAGACTCCACCGCACTGTCCTGTCGGATAGTCCCCGAGATCAGACGACGGAGCCCACGAAGAGCCGTCCTGGCACCGTGGAGGATGTCCTCCGGGTCATCGCCCTCGTTGTACGCGATCCAAACCTCCCCAGCGGGAACGGTCGTGGAAGATCGCGAGAACGTGGTCCTGCGGTTCGGCTGACGAACGGCCTTCAACAGCACGCCCACGGATCACCTCCTCTCAGGCAGTGGCGTAAAGACAGATGACTTCGAGCGACTGATCGTCCGCAGGATTGGCGCTCTTGAAGGTAGCGTGAACCAGGGTATCGTTGGCCAGCACCGCAAGCGTGAGCGGAACGGTCGCCACGCGGCCGGCCGCAGCGACGGAAAGCCCGCTCACGAAGGTATTCGCGCCGGGGGAAGTGCCGATGTCGAGAGTGACGCCGGTACCGAATGCGCCATGGTTGACGATGAACAGAAGCGGGCGCGAGCCGGCCGGGAGGACGAACAGCCTGACATCGTCGTTGGTGTTGAGAACCTGCTCGCCACCGACCAGCTGGGCGTAAGCGACCCGGACCCGACCTTCGAACTCGGTCGGGAACATCGCCACCGGGGGGACCGAGAGCTGCTTGGCATACTGCTTGCTGTTGAACGACGCCATTTCCGTTCCTCCCTATCACTCGACGCACAGGATCTTGAGGACCTTCGCGTCCTCACGCCGGACCGCACCCCAGCTGCCCCAGGTATAGATTTGGGTAGCGTGCCGCTTGTCCGGGCGCTCCGAGACGACGGTGTCGACATCCTGCCGCAGGCCGAACGTAATCGCCGACCGGGTGAAGGCGTAGCAGGCACGGGCGCCGCTCTCGACCTTGAGCCGCTGGCACCGAATGAACCGGAACCCGGCGTAGGTGTCGATGTCACCCTGGACGAGAGCCCGGATCACGTTGTAGTCAGCCGAGGTCACGCGGTCGTCGTTGAGCAGATTGGTGAGCTGCCGAGCAGTGCAGACCACGTACCGCTCCATCTCGTCCACCTCGGCCGCATCGAGAGCCTCCTTGGCGGTGAGGAGCTTCGAGATGGTGAGGCCGACACCGGAAGCGCCGATCACGTTGCCAGCCGGGAAGGCCGAGCTGCCAGTCGGGGTCGCGCCGGTGACGACGTTCGCGTCGAACGCGGTGATGATGACGTCGTCCATCTGCCGACCCATCGCGCCCGCCTGATTACGGGTGTACGAGTTGTTCGGGTCGAGCAGGATGTCCAGCCGATCCTTCTTGTCGATCAGATCAGCTACATCGTAGGTGTCGAAAAAGATCCACCGACGCGAATGCTCCTGCGTGTTCAGCGGCGTGTCGCCATGCCGAACGAGGATCTTGTTCGGGACATCGGGTCCCACACCGATGGCATCGTAGCTCTTGCTCTCGCCCTGAACGTCCGTGTCGATGTCCACGAACGGGCGAAGCTTGCTCATCCGCTGAGCAGTCAGCATGCGAACGGTCGCCGAGTACTGGCGAACGAACGCCTCCGTGATCGAATGCGCCATCCCTAGCCTCCTCGCCAGAAATAAAAAAAGGGGACAACCCAGGGCTGCGTATCAAGGCAGCCGCCGGATTGTCCCCAAGCGGGGGTCCGCCACTAGGGCGTACATAACATCGAAGGGAAAGCCTGTCAAGCCCCCGTCATCGCCGTGCGCATACGATAAGCTTCCTGGGCCAACCGGCGAGCCTCCAGCGGATCCTTGGAAGCCAGCTCGACCGCTCGGCGGGTCAGATCCTCGGCCGCCACCTGCAGACTGCCCACACCAGGTGCAGCGACATTCGTAGCAGCGACCTCTTGGCGGAAGAACCGGGAGAGCGAAGAGAAAGCGTGGACGAGAGCAGGATGATTAGCAAGGCCGGCCTTGTCGAGAACCTCAGCCAGCTTCTCGCCCTTGTAGCCGTTGGCGGCCATCAGATCGGACACCGCCGCAAGGGCACGGTTCGCCGACTTGACCTTGTCGTCGAACCCCTGCCCCCACTCCAAGCGGAGCTGGGCGATCTGCTCGGCAACAGCCTTCTCCCGCTGCTCGATGGTATTCTTCTCGACCTCCGCCGCCCGGCCGAGATACGCCTCGTACAGTTTCGCGGCTGCCGCAGGGGGAATGCGGAGCGCCTTCGCCTGCTCGATGAACCAGGTGACGCCCTCACCGTTCCTAGCCTCAGCCGGGACGTTCTCCGACAGGGGAAGAGAATAGTTCTTCTCGTCCTCCGGGAAACCCAGCATACGGGCAGCGAAGACAGCCCGCTCCTCCTCCTTCTCGGGCAGAACCAGAACCCGATCAGGAGGATGGCCAACGGTCTTCTGGAGATGGACATAAGATCTAGCGAGATCCTCGACCCCGTTGAACTTCAAGATCGAAGGGTCGGAACGGAGATCCTCCGGCAAACCGACCCGCCAATCGACAGTCTGCTCAGTCGTCGTCATCAAGCTTTTCCTCCGGGTGGACTTCCAGCTTACGAAGGAACACGATCACGGATCGCGCCCCCTCGTTGTAAGCCGTGGCGCAAGGGTCGCCGGGCACGAAAACCGACCGGTCCAGCGCACCGAACCGAGCTTCCAAGCCGGCGACGAAAGCCTGGAAGCGATCGTCTTTCAGGAGTTCCTGATACAACTTCGCGAACTCGAACTTGGTCATTTCTGGGCAGCCTGGAGCTTGGCCGTAGCCTCGACCGCGGCGAGAGCCTGCTGCTGAGCAACGAGCGCATCTTCGGCTTCCTGCCTCTTCCGCCGCACGGCTTCGACATGCGAACGGGTGTTCAGCACGTTCATCGGAGCGCCCGTGGCTAAGTGAAGCGCCCGAACAACCTCGTCCGTGTCGAGCCAGTCGAAAGAACCGCGGTCCACCTGGTACCAAGGCGAGACCAATTCGAACAGCCGGGCGATCGCCATACCGGACTGCATCCGCTGCGAGGCGATCACCGGGGACGTGAACTCGACGTCGATCCCGCGAATATCCACTCCAGCCGGGGGAGCCGGCAAACGGCCGGCATCTTCGAGCGCCGACAAGATCCGCCTCAGCAACGGCGTGAACAGCTCGTGATGCAGCCGGGTGATCATCGGAGCGGTTGCACGGTTGCGCTCGTCCGTGATCTGCATAACCTGCGTGGCCGTCATCACAGGGCTTTCCGACGTAATGAACAGCGGCACGAAAAAGCCCTCGCGAATGGCCTGCTGCCGCTTCTCGATCAGCGCGTCACCGAGCTCGATCCGGGAAGCCCCAGGAGGCAAGAGCGGGACCGGCTGGATCTGCCCGTCCGAATAGCTGATGCCACCAGGGAAGGCGCGGAGAGGCGACAGAAGCGCCCCGTCGGGGATCAGGAGCGGTGGATCGACCAGCTTTTCGGCACCGCGCAGGACGGTAGCCGCCATTCGGTTGACCATCAGGATATCGCCGATCACGGTCATCGCCGGCGATCGTCCGTATACCTCCTGGCGGGTCTTCAGCCACCGGGGGGCCATGAACGGCTTTTCACGATACCCCGCTACGGACACGACAACCTGGTCTTCCACGTTGACCCAGACCGACACCCAGGGAAACGGGACAGGTTCCGGCAGAAGATCCACCAGATCCTCGTCGGTCGACGGAAACACGAAGTGAAGGAACTCGACCCGCCGGCGGACCATCTCGACGGGAGTGGCCTCGTCCACCGCCCGGCCGATAGTACGGCCAGGCCATTTCTGCCGAGCCTGCCGAGGGGTCATCAAGACCTTGCGGCCGAAGGTATCGATCTCGCCGCCGGCGCTTTCGTCGAGAACGACCGTCGCCAGATGGTAGTTCTGAAACTTCAGCCGGCCGTTCTCGTCCTGATCGACGTAGACGACGGCCGTACCGAAAGCGCCCAGGTCGATGTAGAGCTCGTGCAGGGCGGTGTAGATGTTCGTCTGCCCGGCAGTAAGCTCGGTCATCACGGCTTGCCGGAGATCATCGAGCCACCGGGCCAGGGGGATGTCACGGCGAACCTCCTCCGGCGTCCTGCCCACCGGAACCAGCTCGAACCAACGAGACGCCGGAGAGGACAGGGACGAGTGCATGAACGCCGAGAACAGTTCGAGAGCCCTCGGTGCCGTGCTGTCGAGGACCTGTCTCTCCCGGGCCAGATTGGTCGAGCTGTCGGTCTCGTAGAACGAAGCTTTCCGGGGAAGCACGTAGCGAGCGATCAACTTCCAAGTCTGCTCGAACCGAGACCGCTGCTCGACGAGCGCCTGATAGCGTTCCGTCAAGGCTTCAGCCAGCGACATTCAGCCTCCCAGAAGCCGAGGACGGGTGCCTACCCCGCTCAGATCGACTTCACCTGTCAGGATCGAGCCCGACCGGCCGGAGCGGGCAGCCGCTTCCGCCCGGGCCCGACGGGCAGCCTCCTCCCGCTTCTTGGCCTCGTCATCCGGTTCCGGCGTTTTGATCTTGGGAACCAAGGGACCGTAGAGGATCACCATAGGAGGGATCTCCCGAAAATCGGGTTCAGGAGGTTCTGGCCAACTTGCCAAGGCATACCATTTGCTGCCGCGACCACCCTGAACGCCACCACCGGGAAACCGAGCAGAAGCTGCAGCCGAAGATCCGTGTCGTTCGTGCCGGCCGTGCCTTCTGCAAGCAGACGGACATACGGCATCATCCAGGTGTTGGCGCTCTGGATCGAGGTGGAGTTCAGTGTCAAAATCGTAGCCTCCAAGCCGGCCTGGGCCGCCCCGAACCGAGGACCGATATCCGCCTGGCCAATACCGATCTGGGCGGTGATGCTCGTGAACCCGGCCGGCTTGTTGGCGAAGCGGCCGCGAAAGACCGAGTTTCCAGCGGTCTGCGGGATGAACATGCGCCACCCCTCTCCAGGGGCAGGAGTGACCTCGAACAGACCAATTTGAGTGCCGGCGGCATACGTCCCGGCAGGGATGAACTCGCCAGGGCGGAACAACTCGATCAGAGCCATGTCACCAATCCTCGTTATCGATAACAGGACCTCGCTGATAGACCACCGCCGAGCGGGCATCGGGGCGCCTACTAGCGGAAAACCTGGCCCACCACCGAGCCTGCTCCATAGGCTCCCTGAACTCGGGAGACAGGAAGCGACGGGACTTCGGGTCGTCCTCCGATGCCAAACGACCGAACTCGGGGTGAAGGGGCTTCCTGGTCGGCTTCACGAGAGCAGGCACTCCACCACGACCAGGAAACAGTACACCAAGACAGCGAGATAGGCAACCATTCAGATCATCCCGTCGAAGAGGTCGAGAAAACTTTTCTTGTAGTTCGGAAGCGTCTTCGCCAGATCGTAGGCTTCACGATAGACGGGCCCTGCTGCCGTGGAGGCTTCGAGATGGGCGTCTACTTCGGTTCTCGGCCACCGGGGGTAGAGGAAGTCCATGGAGGCCCGGAAAGCCAGCGCCTCCAGCTTGGGCCGCCAGGCAGGCGCGGAAACCTTCTTCCGGACACCGCCAGGGAGGCGAGCCCAGGTCAGATAGTGGCCAAGCTCGTGCGCCAGGATGGAAGCGTTCTCCATGGAGAGTGAAGCTCGCATGTCGAGAATGCGCGCCTCGGAGAGGACCATGTACGGTCGAGTGCGTACACTGGTCGGGCAGTAGGTGAAGCATTCCGGTCCATCGTGGACGACATAGAGGGCGAAGGTCTGCCATTGAGACCAGAAGCCACGTAGGACCTCCGCGATCTGCGGGGTGATGTCCTCGCAATCGCGGGGAAGCCAGATTTTCCGCCCAGTCGTCTGGACCAGATAGGAGAGTGTCCGCTCCTGGCAGACCGAATAACGCACCCGCACGATCGCGGGAAGGTCATCGCCAGACATCGCTCCTCCTCGCATGCGGGCGTGGGCCGATCTGCTGGGCCGTAGCAGCGGAGGCTGGAACGATTTCGGTGATCAGATCCCGCCACATGCTCTGAAACATGCCGGGGCGATCGAGCGGAACCTGACGGACGCGCTGCTCCTCGCCCTTACGAGCGATCAGCATGGTGCCGGTCTGGTCCACGACGAAGCAGACCTTCCAGCCCTCCACTGTCAAGGCGGACGCACATTTCAGCGCAGCCAAGCAGTCCGCCATGTTCTGGCCGAGGGCCGCTTCCAGTTCGGTTACGAAGCGCACAGGAACCTCCTCAGAATACCGCCGCGTCGGGGCGCTCGTCCTGATCCGGTGGCGGAGCGACCCGCTTGAGCCCGAGAGCAAGCGTCATCAGGGCATCCGCCGCGTGGGAAGCGAAGTCGTGGACGGGCTCGGCACGGTAGACGCCCTTGCGATCGTCCATCTCCCGCCGGTAAAGGCCTAGCATGTCCAGACCGTGCGCGCAACGGTCTTCGTCGATCCAGCAGCGGTCGAGAAGCGCCTGCGCAGCCGAGATCGCATCCTGCTTGATCCTGGGCTTCGGGGCGACCGCGGGGAGGATGCCCAACTCGCGCAGGATCGACTTCCGGTCCTTACCCGTGCCCAACTCGGACACCGCCACGTCCCATGGCAGGATATGCATCCCGTAACGGTAGCCCTTCTCGGCCAGCTTCGCGGCGATGTCGGCCAGGCTGTGGTGCGTGACCTCGAGGTAGTCGATCAAGTAGATCTCCCGGCTGGCCAGGTGATCGGTCCCCGGAGCGAACTGCCAGAACCAGATCGCAGTCGCGTCATCCCAGCCGAGATCCCAAGCCGTATGGACGGGATCGTTCGGCCGGCAGGCTATCTGCCCGATGCGGCCATGGCGCCTCAACTGGGCCAGCTGGTTGCCGAACACTGCTCCCACGACTACCGCGTCGAACGAACATTCGAACTCTTGCATGTACTTGCTCTCGCCCATGTCACGGCGGGCGATCGCAAGCTCGTCGGGCGGGATGAGGCCGGTCTCGGAAGCTCGATGGAGGGCCGCGTACCAGTCGCTGGACGTGACACTGACGTAACGGTTAGATGCCGGGTCGAACTCCGTAGCAGCCTTGCCGGCATGCCACTTCGCTGCCCTGGAGTACATCGCATAGAGCTGATTGCGGCCCATGGGCGTACCGACGAAGACCGCCCATTGGTTCGGGAAACCGAGGTGATCCTCTCCTCGGCGAGAGAGATCCGCCAACATGGGTCGGACTTGTTCGGTCCACACCGTTCCCGGGATCTGTTGAAACTCATCCAGAACAACGCCATCGAGATAGATCCCGCGTAGACGCTGCTTAGGGTTGTCCACGCCATAGAGGCGAATACGAGAGGTCGAGCCGCCGATATTCGGCAGCGTGACAGACAGCTTCGTCACCTCCACGTCACGACCGAGAGGTTCGAACGGTTCAGTAAAACGGAGCAGGTACGACCAAGCGATGTCTTCCGCCTGGGCAAAAGTGGGCGCCATGAACGCGAAGCGCGCGTCCTTCAGTTTCGAGAACACCGCCCGCTCGATCAGCCGGACGATGTTCATGACGGTCTTCCCAGCCCGCCGGTGCCAAACCTCGACAGCAAAGCGCTTCTTCTGCATCAGGCTCGTTTCCTGGATCGCCCGGGGCTGGAACCCGATGAACGCCCAGAGCTCCGCTTGCGTCTTCGGCAGACGATTACGGACGTTGCCGGCCTTCTTGTGAAGCGCGGCGAGCTTCTCGACCTCGCGGAGGATGCTCATTTCGCCTTCGCACTGCCACCGGAGACGTGCCGGAAAGTCTTGTCCCACTCGATGTACCTCTGGACGAGGGGAAGGTTCGTCAGCCCGCGCTTCTGGGCTTTACGGATCCACTTCTGAACCTTCTGCTTATCGTTCCAAGTGGGCGTAAACTCGTCCGACACATCCGGCGGGTCTCCCAGCTGCTTCAGCTGAAAGTCGAGAAGCCATTTTCTCGCAGCCTCCCTCTGCTCTTGACAGATCCTTTGAGTTCTCGGGTCCGCAGAAGGTGGCGGATTGAGGTAGCCCATCAGTTTTTTGACCGCGGCGAAATAGACGTGCGAGCTCTTACCGTCGAACGGATGCTCTGCGAGAAAATGCATCATCTTGGCGGCATAAAGCGTATAGTCGTTCCGCGGCCAGTTCTCCTTACTATTCAGAAACCGCTCATATACGGCACTGTCGCGCATCTGCTTAAGGGTACGATCCGAAAGACTATTGATGCTCATCTCAACCGATTTCTTCTCCTGTTTGGGCTGGTTGGATCGACTGACACGGCACTCCTCTCGAAGCTTATTCGCCTCGGACACGATCCGGTCGAACTCGGCGTGCAGAGCTTGCGCGTTCGGATACTCTTGATTGATCCTCTTCCGCGCTTCCTTCGCCGCATCGATCAGCCGCGTGATCTGAGCGAACGCCCAAAAAGGCGCTTCCCGCTCGACCGCTTCCCGAAGACGGTTCAGCCAGACACCAAGCTTCACGAGCGAGCGCGGGCGCTTGTTGCTGAGCCACTCCCTGTAATAGGAGATGACCTTCCCCACGACCTCCGGCGCATCTTTTTGCGGGAGGTTCTCCTGAAGGTACTTGAGCGACGAGTTGACAAGTAGAGGCTTCATATTCGTCTCCATCGTTCACGCCCGGCCACCGCGGTCGAGCGAGCAGTTCCTACACCGGTGCGCAACCTGTGTCAAGCAGAAATCAGCGGCACCGTAAGGCTGTTCACCGAGCCAGCAGCTGCGGCACTTCTCACGTGGGTGCGCGGGGCCGCCGCCCGAAAACCGTCGTTCACCGCCGCGGGGCCGCTGCCCGGAAGCCGTCGCTCGCCGGGTCGGCAGCTGCGGCACTTCTCACGTGGGTGCGCGGGACCGCCGCCTGAAAACCATCGTTCACCGCCGCGGGGCCGCTGCCCGGAAGCCGTCGCTCGCCGGGTCGG